AAATAAATTGCAGATTCTCCAAATGTTCCGGATTGTGGGATTGTTTTTACTGCACAAGCTCCTCTAACAACGGAAGTATCAACATCTCCAATCGTAAGAAGAGCTGCAAATGCATCGGTTCCTATAGCAACTCTTCCATTTAAATGGTGCATATCAAAAGAAGTGGAACCTATTCCAACATTCCAGGGATTGACCGCAACAACTGTTGTAATTCCTGCTGATTTTTCTATATAAACCTTTCCATCAGTAGTATTAATTCCAAATTCTCCTGGAAGAAGATCTGCCGTTGATGGAATTTTTCCAGATACTGATGATCGTTTTGTTTGAATAATTGATTCCGCCATTATACACCACCCAATTCAGATCGTTTATGGAACAAGAACAGTATTTACACCACCGCCATCAGTTACATGTAATCTGTATTTGGTTCCATTAGCAGATGTTAAAATTACCCCAGCTGCTGTACTAATACCAACCCTACAGTCACCCGTTACTGTAGAGACTCCAGTAAATTTTGTACTTCCAACTACAGTTAGAGCATCTGTAGCCGTTGTGGTTAAAATACCAAGATGGCCCTTTACAACTAGAACGTGGTCGTTGTCCAAAAACTCCACTGAATTAATTGCTGATGATGAGTTATTGAAATTTAAATCGCCGTCAACATCGACGAACATATACCAACCTTCATTTCCAACTTTCTCTTCAAAATAAATTGCAGATTCTCCAACTGTTCCGGATTGTGGGATTGTTTTTACTGCACAAGCTCCTCTAACAACGGAAGTATCAACATCTCCAATCGTAAGAAGAGCTGCAAATGCATCGGTTCCTATAGCAACTCTTCCATTTAAATGGTGCATATCAAAAGAAGTGGAACCTATTCCAACATTCCAGGGATTGACCGCAACAACTGTTGTAATTCCTGCTGATTTTTCTATATAAACCTTTCCATCAGTAGTATTAATTCCAAATTCTCCTGGAAGAAGATCTGCCGTTGATGGAATTTTTCCGGTCACAGAAGACCGTCTTGTTTGGATGGTTGGATTTGCCATTATAATAATCGATATGTGGTATATACCAGCAATATCTCAATATATGTATATTGAGATCCCCCCATATGGGGGGAATTGCCTATCTTAATCTATTTATTTAACAATTTAAGAGTCTTGACCCTTAGAAGATCTTTTTGTAGATAGATCTTGAATCTGTGCATTCAAACTATCATTATCCGCAACTAAAGATTCTACCCTTCTCTGAAGGGCATGAATCTGAGTCTCATATACAATATTTGAATTGAACAATTCAAATGCTTTAGTCTGGTATGTTGCAATTACAGATCTCAAATCTTCCTCAGTCATAATCATACAAAAATAATATTACTTCATTATTTATAATTTTAGAACGAACCGCCATCTACAACTATATTTTGGAGTTCTCTTTGAGAAGTTCCTCCATTATATCCAATAACAACAGATTGTCCGGCAGTATCATTAATCCAAACTTGCCCAACTTCAACCGATGCCCATGCAGCAACGGTCAGGACATTTGCCGATTCTGTAACAGATTGTGCAATAGCAACTCTAGTAGCACTATCATCCCAGAAGATTGCAGCTCTTCTAAGTTGAGTGTCCCACCAGTTCATAATGATACCAAGATCCTTATTCAAGTCGGATCCTGGAGCAGAACCATTAACAATACCAAGTTCAACCAGAGCATCCTCAATTGTCATTGAGGTTGTATTTACTTGAGTTGTGGTTCCATTAACATACAGATCACCAGTAACTGTTAGGTTCTGAGATGCGGTAATGTTTCCGGAAGTATCAATAGTCGCCGCTTGTGTGTTATTTGTGTGGCGAATTGTTGCAACATCTATGGTTGGGACATCCAAAGATGTGGTAATAACAACATCATTTGGAAGACCAATTGTTACTGTAGAAGAAGATCCGGAAGTTTCAATTTCGTTGGTAGTTCCAGCGATGGTGAGAATGTGATTGGCTGGAATTGCATCACCACTTCCTGTAGTTGCGCGATTCAGGAATGTTCCACCAAGTGCAACAGCACCCGATGTCACAACAAAGTCGCCAGTATCAAAAGATGCAACACCTTTGGTAGTTGTTGTTGCATTAAGACCTTGATATGTTACTGTATTGGGAGTTCCTTGAGCAGTTGTAACGGTGAGACCGGTTCCAGCAACAGTCTTAAATTCTATTGTTTCGCCGGTATCGATCTGAGCATTATTGGATGGATTTCCATCACCAATATTAAAATTGGCAAATCCCCCAGCAGGAGATTCCCAAGTAAGATTACCTCCAGCATCAACTTTAAGGAAGGTTCCTGCGGAGATTGTTCCTGGCCAAGTGTACGTTATATCGCCAGCAAGACTATTTGGTGCCTTGTGTGCAATATAATTGTCGCCATTACTACTTCCCTCAACTATGCGAACAGATGAACCAACAGTTGGAGTCTCTCTGTTCCAATATCTTGCAGATCCAACTAGAGCATGAGTAGTTCCTGTACCAACGTACAGTTCCAGTTCATCCGTTGTAAATACTGGTTCGCCTGCCAATTTGGAAGCTGCGCCAATAGATCCTTGGACGCCTCTCTTAAACTGAATAGTTGGAGCAGCCATTTGATACTTCCTACAAGTTTACTATCCTTATATTATTTAGAATTCAAAAAGTTCCTGCATCTACATCAATACGATCATCTAAATCGACATCAAGCGTATTAACAAAATCTGCCGGCAATCCTGGCTGAATTGTTTCGGTGTTGGATGATGCACTAAGAACAACGTCGGGATTTACATCCTTCCATTTGCCGGAGGATTGGTCATACATTAGAACATATTTATCGTTTGTTCCACTAATTTCTACATCTGTTAGGTCGTTTAATGTGGCCACGGATGCACCTATAGATACTTGGATTGTTGATGAAAATGTGGATTTGTATGAATACGGATTTGTCAACTTTATATTATAAGAATAACCACCGGTAGAAGTGGTGACTTTATATGTCATACTGATGCACTCTCCTCTACAATAGCCATTCCCTTAAGGACTTTTACTTTATTTCCACCCAAAGTCAGAATGACATCGAAGTAATTTCTTCCGGCAGATAGACTTGCAGTTTGCTCAGCAGTTAATGATAATCTAATAGTTCCTGTGCCCGATGTGATGGTCTTACTAAACTCCTGATATGACGTTGACGCAGCATGTTTGCGAATACGAGCATATGTTGTAGTAAGTCCAGTCAATACAGAACTTGATTGGTCTGGATCAAAAAGATTAAACGTAGCTTCAAAGTACGTTCCTTTCTCAATTACTAAGGTTGTTACTTCTGCAGCTGCCATTTTTCCTGGTTTTTAACTATTTATCTACATTAAGATTGTTCTTAATTAACTTGGCAAGGTCTGCTGTTGACCCAACAAATAGTGCATTTGTAACATTTGTTGGACCTTTAGATGGAGATTCATTCTCAACATCCTTTAGTTTCTTTTGTAGATCCATTAGTTTATCAGTAATATCACCAACATTTTTTATGAGTTGTCCAGCAACCTCATATGCTCTTGGCATCTCACTTTCATGCGCCAATTCAAGAATACCATTTATAGCCTCTTGCCCCTTTTCTATGAGAGAATACAAATGACTCCTTGTATATTTGTAATCATTTTCAATATCATTCGAATTAACCAAGTCATTCCTTGGCACAACATCTACGGGGTTGACTTCAACCTCCGGCACAATTTTGACTTCACTCTCTATATTAAATGTTTTGTCAAGTGAGTTGAATTTGTTTACATCAGTCATACATCACACCTCAATCATTAAATCCGAAATTGTCACCATACTCAATTTCAGAGTCATCCGCTGGCGTAAGTAATTTAACTTGTGATCCAGAAACGTGCGCAGCAGCAGTTGTTTTATCAGCCCCTCTCTTAACGAAGATAGTGCCAGAGATTACATTCTCAACATACATCTCCTCTTCATCAATCGTAATATAGGATTCTTTGGTAATGTATACTGGATCATCAACGGTGAAAGAACCCACACTCTCATCAATATCAAGTGCAAGTAGGGCTACAACATTATCTGTATAACTTTGAAGTGCTCTTGGCTCAACTGTGTAAGCATATTCCTTAATTGCAAGAGGAGAACGTTGCCCAGAAACATAACCAATAGAAGCCTTCTTGATAATATCTCTGTCGATGTTCCCAGAAACTGGACCAAAGAGGTATAGCTTTGCAATAAATCTCAATTTATAAATTAATGCTCTTCTAGTTGCAAAGTCGCCTTCATAACTATCATCCATAGTCATCCCCTCCAAAATAATTGGAACATCCCTCTGCTCACCAATTTGGCTGACAAGATCTATGGTTACTGTATATGCTGGTTGAAAATATGGAAGAATCTGTTCAACAATTTGAAGCATATCTTCGTTCAACTTGGTCATAATGCTCAACTCAAATTCCATATTGTATGGAACTGGCATATATGTTTTTCTTATTTGGGTTCCATCCTCAACCAATCCGGATAAAAATGATTGAGTATTTGTAACTTTACGTGAAGAATCGTATGTCAAATTGACATATTCAAATGACATTCTTGGGAGAGTTATTTGAACCGGTTTACTTGGATCTGGTGACTGCTCCAATCTTGCCAAAAACTTCTGTGTTGGACCATATGCAATAGGGACCTTCTGGAAGCTTGTAGTATTATTTTGAGCATCTACGTGCTTGATCTTAACGTCATTAAAAAGTGAACCGAATGCAACAACGGTCTTCCTTAAAATTTCGTGATAAAAATATTCAAACATAATAGACTACTCTTATTAATATTATTTAACAGATTTAAAGGGGCATACCAAACGGATTATCTTCGCTGAAATCTATAATTTCTGCTGCCTCAGTATCAAACTCAACATTTTGTGCGTATGGATCTGTTAAATCATCGCCACCATTATCAAAGAATAATGTGAATGCTGCATTTGAGGTTTGTCCCGTAATCTGCTCACCTTCAATAAATTCACCAGCAATAATAGAAACCTCAAGAGTTCCTGTAGTTACGTTGTAACTTCTAACTCTTGCTGTAGTGCTACTACTACTACCAACAACAATCTCATTAAATGTGTATGTTCCAACACCACTTACACTTGGACCAGTAAGCGTGATTGTTGGAATTCCAGTATATCCAAAACCAGCATTATATACTCTAATTCCGGCAACAGAACCGCTGGCATTTAGATACGCAACACCCGTAGCGGTGGCACCAATTCCACCGGGGGCGCTGAATGATACGGTTGGTGGATAGATGTAACCAGATCCTCCGTTAGTAATTGTTATAATTCCGACAGTTCCATTTGCAACAGTTGCTGTCGCAGCTGCTCCTGCCCCACCACCACCAAGAATAATAACGGACGGTGGTTTTGATGTTGAGTATCCAGAACCTGCATTAACAATTTCTATTCCCTGAACTTTATCCGTTGCTACACCATCACAATCAACCAATCCTTCGATTAAAGTTGCAATACCAACTGCCTTTATTCCTCCGACTGTTGGAGATGATGATATGGCAACCGATGGTGTATTTTTGTAATCATGTCCGCGATTATTAACCGTGAAAAATTGAATACCACCATTTACATAACTTGCAGTTGCAGTTGCAGTTGTACCAATACCAATAAGTTTGAGGGTTTGAATAAATCCTGCCTCAACCACATTATCATCAATCTCTTCAAGTGAAGTGTCAATAACTTCATCTTCATATCTGAAGAGTTCGCATCTCAATTCATAAACATAATTCTTTTTGAGTTGGTAGAATGGTTTCTCATGCTCTACAAACTTAATCTCAAACAATCTATCTCCAAGTGGGAAATAAATCAAATCACCTTCTTTGGGTCTGGATGACAATTCTATATTTGGAGCATCCTTGATAAGTGGGGCAATATAAGACTCATATCTCTCTTTAGATATGACAAGAACAATTTCGTTAGTTGCTTGAATGCCAAATTTCGAAAGGATTTGGGTGTTGTCACCATATCCCTCAAAGTTGCTTACATATGCCTCTATTGGATAAGCATTATTGAACTTGGATTCAATAACTTCCTCAATAATAGTATTTTTCGTTAGATATTGTCTGGGAAGATAGTGAACATCCACCCCATAAATTTTCAACTGTTCGTTGATCAGATCTTGAATGAGTCCCTGCTCCCCCGCAGACCCCTGAAGAAAGAATGGATTAAGCATATTATTAACCCACCATATCTAGTGGTGGAAGTTCATATGTGCTGGACATCTTATCCATAATCACATCAATCTCTCTTTGCCCATCGTCATATAGTTGACGACCATTAAGTTCCACACCACCGGGAAGTTTTACTCCCTGGAACTTGATGAGATTTTGTCCCCACTGCCGCTTAATTAGTGCAGTCAAGTATAGTTTTAAGAAAGAATCATTCCAAACCCTAGCATAGTCATTTGGATTGAGAACCTTATAAGTATCAATAATGAGATATTGTCCAGCACTTATAGATCCCCAATCAATATCTAGATATAATCTATCCATTCTCTTATTGAAACGAATTTGTTTCTGTGTTGTAAGTAGAAAATTGAGATCCTCTAGATATGTTTTTGTCATAGCATAAGAAAGCATCTCAATTGCTCCCCAATAATAAACATCATTCAGGAACAATTGATACTTAACACTAAACATGTTGTTTGTCAGAGTGTTGGTGCCATCAAAATGAAAAACCTTAGTTATGCCAATAACATCGGGTGGGATTTGAAGATAATTACCACTTTCGTGGAAGTTGAATGATGTGGTTAATCCAACGTTGTGACTTACTGTAGTTGTTGTAATTCCAACCTTTTGTTGTCCGCGATCAATATCATCCTGAGTAACTTGATATTTTAAAAATACTTGAGATACACCATCAAAGTGCCTCTCCTGAAAGAACTGAATGGCATCATCTACCAAATCATCAATTTGCTCATCGGCAACGTTAATTTCTAGAACAGGTGCTCCCAGCTTTCTTTTGCAGTAATCAACAAGTTCTTGTCTGGTAGTTGGTTGTGCCATTATTCTTCTATGTCAGGGGAGATTAAGTGGTGAAGTGGATTTTGACTTAACAACTCTTGTTGGGCAAGATACAACTTAACCGCATTTTTTGCGATTATTCTAAGAGTTTCAGTATCACTAATACTATCTATACTCCTAGAAATCTTTTCATATTCAAAAGCATTACTAATAGAATCTAATTGAACATTAACAAGTTCCATCACTTACAATTCTCCTCAAAAGATCTTTAATTTCACCCAAATCAGACTTTATGGAGGAAATTTCATCCTCCATATTTTTTATCTTTTTGGCTTCCGCATACTTTCTCTTGTATGCAGCGATATATTTATTATATCCTTCAATATCAGCATTCACGATTCCGTTTGATTCAGCATCTCTAAGAAGATGGTCTTTATCTTTTACTTTAATATAGTCCATTTATTACACCGTTGGTTTGACAGTTGCAATCGCTCTTAGATCTTTAAGAACTGGTGGTTGAGCTTGATTTTCTGATGCCATTACAATCTTGATTGCAAATCCATTAAAATCGGGAAGATCATCAACCGAATATTCATAATCTTTAAATGATCTGTCCGATGACTGTGTAATCTTGGAATCAGCCGTTCCATCATTTCTAGATGCATCTACAATTCTCTTAATTCCAGCTCCATCAACTTCATAGTTCGCATAACCTGGGAACAGTTCGAAGTTTTGTGATGCATCTGGAGCATCATCTCTAAACAGTTGATACAGAACACGAACATCATTTGGAATGCTTCTACTTGCAGTTAAAAGAACTTTAAGAGAATTTGCTGGAAGCTTCAATCTAACTGGTTTTGAAATGTATATCGCTGCGTGCTTATCTTTTTCAATAGATCTTACCGTATCATCGTCAGCATATGTTGAATCTTCTCCAATTCCAAGTGGTGCATTTACTAGATTTGAAGTTAGAATTGTAGACACTTGAATCGTATCAATTACTGGAGAAACTCTATTATCTGAAGTCTCTAGTAGGAATTCCATAGCCAAGGAACGATTGCCGGGAGAATTTGTAATAAATCTCTCTTCGTTCACTCTGGAGCAAAGAAGTCTTGGGGACGCAAAGTATGTTGGTTCTGTCAAAGAAATATCAATAAATCCTTGATCTTCAAATGACTTTTCATCACCACTAACACTAGTTCCACTAAACGAACGAAGTCTTGTAGTAAGATCCGTCTTGGCAGGAACAATATTGGCAACGTTTGGTATAAGCATCTCATACTGAATATTATTTGTCAGCACCGTTCCAGATTTTCCAGTTTGAATCGATTGTGTCCAATACAAGTCTGGGCGTGCAGAACCAATACCAACACCCGCATAATCTGTGCTGTTTGTATCAATTTTGATATGATAACTATTCAGATCAATTGGATGCTTGGCACTAACTTCAGCAAAGTTATGAATCTTATTGATTCTTCGAATTGAGATTCCATTAAACTCATACTTGTAAACAGGATTTCCAATAACATATGACTGTGCTTGTGATCCATCAACCGAAGGGCCCCTAGTAATTCCACTAAGTTTTCCACCACCAACTGTAGTATACTTGATGACTTCATTACCAATAATCACATATCCAGGATTTGCCGCTGATACAGTAACACCTTCAAATTGTCCAAAACCGGTTGTTGATGCAACAGATACTGATGTCGCTTCTGCTGCCGTGACATTTGCCGAAAGTGTAGTAGATACTTCGGATGCCAAAGGTCTAAATTGATTGATCTGAACGTAATTTTCTGGTGAGTGCATCATGTGATTTGCATGATACACTTTCATATGGCGACCGTCAAAATATTGATCTTCGGTAATGGATTTGATTGTAACTCCAGCGCCAACAATTGTTGTAATTCCGGCAGAAGTAATATACCGTAATGTGGTCAACCCAACATTAAAGGTTCCTTGAACATTATCGAGAACAAATGCATTATTTGATGCAATCGTTGAAACAACAACTTTTCCACCAAATCCAACATTTTGTCCTAGTTCTGGGACAAGAAGGGAATCACCAACTTGATAACCAAATCCAGCACTAGTAATTGTAACGCTATTGATCGTGTTGCCAGTCACCACAACGCTGGCGACTGCTCCCTGTCCATATCCAGTTTCAGTTTCAAGTGCAATATTCGTAAATGTTCCGTTGGTATATCCTGTTCCGGCATTAACAACTGTAACTCCGGTTCCAACTGTAATGGATCCAGCGACGCCAATTAGAACACCAGTTGCAGTACCCTGAACAATATCTACACCTGGAACAACGTTGGCGCTATATCCAGAGGTTTCTGCAATACCAATAAGAACCTTCTTAGCAAGAGGTACAAATTGATTTGGTCCAGTAACTGTTGTTAGTTGGCTATTTAGATCCAACTTTGGATTATAGAATCTGAGAAGACCTTCATTTACGAATACTGCTCTGTTGATTCTATACTTAAGATCCTCAACCTGAGCGGGTGTCCAGGTTGTTCCGTTCTGTGACTTGAACAAGCTTCCCAGAGTTGGTTGTTGCGAAATCTTGACACCGGTTCCAATATCAGTTCCGCCAAGTTCTGCAATAAACACTCTGTATGATGGACTTCCTGACTGAAGAACAATCGCAAATTCGGAAGTTTGCTGACTTCCAATAGGTGCCTGTCTTACATTTAGTGATTGTGGGCCTGGCAGATATACTGGTGAAGGAAGTGTAAATCTGGTTGGAACAGATCCATCAATACTTACATTTACATCATCTGGTATAAGTGTAACCTCAGAGAATGGGATTACAATATTGCTAGGTACACCAGCAATCATGGGGCGTAATTGTAGAGTAACTGGGAGTGTTTCGTCCTTAGTTTCAAAGTAAACATCAACAGAAGTGATGAAAATTCCAGTATCGTCTTGCACATAAAAAGATTGTGCAAGAGGATCCCTAGATTCCCAATTTGGTCTTGTTGGTTGTCTTGGAGTTGGTGTATTTGTAGTTGTATTTGTAATAGTAGTTACATTTCTTCTTCTTTCTGGGATGATAGTTATATTACGTGTTGTAATAATATTGATTTCCGTATTGTTTGCAATACCACCAGATGCATATTCTGCCTCAGCAGCACTCTCACTTACCCTAGTGTTGCTAATAAATTCTTGGCGCTCGTTGATCAGGTCGAGTGATGCAACATCAACAACTGTAAATGTATTTTCTCCGTTAATCCACTGTGGATTTCCTTGAACTGCTGGATCAGGAATAAACAGAGATCCAATCAATCTTCCACCATTATCGGATACAAGGCGAATATTTGACTTAACTACGGCAACAGCCCCGGAGGTCTGTCCGATAAGTCTCATATTTCTCTTAACCAAACCATAATATTCAGTTTCTGATGGCAACTGAAGTGCCCTTGTGTCAACATTCAAATATGTTGATGATTCGCTATAGTCTGATGGAGGAGCCGTTTGGGTATATGGAATTAATTTATATGTTTCTGTTGGGTTGTTGTGTGGACCAACTTTATGATTTGGTGTACACAATCTAAATCTAATATCACCACCAGTAAAGTGTGGATCTACCGTCACAGTTTCTCCCACTTGGAATCTTCCCGATTCCATTTGAACTTCCAACAGTTTTGGAGTAATATATTCATTTACGTCAATTCCTTCTAAGAATGACCAGAATCTGGTTACTGGTTTCAATCCATAAACGTCAAATTCAACATTTCTACTTCTAACAAATCTAATAATTTCGGACCAGTTATTAATTCTTTCTTCAACATTTTCTTCAACAATTACTTCTCTTGGAATAATTGTAGAAGTTGTACTACTTGTAGTGGTTGTTGAAGTGGTTGTATCAACTTCTTCTGGAATTTGATCATTCTGTACCGTTCTAACAGAACCAATCCAAACCCTGTTGTTGCCCGAAGCAACATCAACTGCCGTGGTGAATTCTTGAGTTGTATTATCAACAGTTCTGGTTGAAGTCTCTCTTCCAGCAAATACTCTGTTGTCTCCTCTTTCAATATTAACACCTCTGCGGCTAGTTACTGTGGTTCCTGTCGGTGGTTGGAATGCTGCCAACTCATTTACACCAGAACCTACAGCAACTCTATTTGGTGGAGACTCTACAAGAACACCACCAAAGAATCTGCCTTGACCACTACCATTTGTTCTAACACCACCACCAACAACAACTCTATTGTCACCACTTTGAACAGAAATAACCCACATTCTGTTTCCAAGACCAGTTCTTGGTCTTGGTGGTCTTGTTGCCACCGGACCATCAACTACAACGTTTTCTGTAATTGTAATATTTTCGTCGGGGAGAACAGTTGTTGTCGTCGTCTCATTAGTGGTATGCTTAATTATCTCTCTTTCTTCAATCCAGTTGTCAATTGGTGGATGTAATACGATCCATCCCGTCCAGAACTTAATGATAAATGGAGTTACTGATTCGGTCTTGGATGCAAATGGTTGCTCATAGTATAGAGTCTCATCATATGCAAGAGTGATCAAATCCCCAGTTTTTCTAATGGCAGTTGTGCCAAAATTAGTAACAAAGCTGTGGTCAGCATCTGGATTATATACCGTAGACACTCCATCAATAACCTCAGATCCAATCTGTAGATCCACAGATGTTGTGTAGTGAGTTGGTCTTAGTGTATTGGTTGTTGGATCAATACATGCTCTGAATTGTGAATTCTGAATATCATGGAAGTCGTGATTATGGAAATTATCAACAAAGAATCCACACTTAAATCTGTCGAGACCTGTCTCAGCATCTCTAATCTGGAAGTTTTCGGTCTTACTTTCTAACATCGAAAGTGTTGTGTATCTTTCAACTCTTTCAATCCTCTTTTCCAGTATAGCAATATCTGCCATGCGATATCTCTTGTGGATAGACATATCCACACCAATACTTGGAAGATTATATACAAATGGTGGAATGTAAACGGTAGCAACATCCAGAGCATTTGCTTTCATTTGTGGGGGAACTGGATTGTCTGAAGGAATTCCCTGAGACACTTCAAATGTTCCATCCTGATTTAGGAATATTCTATCAATTCTTCCAACGTAATATGTCATGGAAGCGACAATAGTTTCGTCCGGTGCAAGAATATACTTGGAATATTGCCCATCCTGAGCAAAATTTCTTGCCTTAAATTCAAACGGAGAAAGTGTACTTGAAGTGTTGTATACAGCAACACGGGGACGGATATCAATAAAATCTGTCAACCTCTGTCCATTATAGAGAGTTACGTCATGCTTATAGTTTTCAGCAGAGTAGCTATTTGCGCTAATAAATTCTCCCGTATCACTAGCATCAATCGTGTAGTTTTGATATATGATCCTCAGTTTTCCGCTAGGTGCAGTAACATTTCTCTTTCTTATAAGTCTTCCATAGTCATAGAAAGTATCTCTACTTCCAGTATCCAACATAAAGTTGCGAGTAATGTTTTTACTGCCGGGGTTGATGGCAACAATTACTGCTTGTGTTGAACTATCTACACCTCTAATAATTTCACTTGCAGAGAATTTAAAGCTGTTTAGATAAACATATTCGAGTTTATCAGTATCAAGTCTAGTGACAACCAAAGCAGCTGCACCAGAAGAAGATCCAACGATATATTCGCCAACGATAAAATCTTGATTGTTATTCGTTGGACCACTAAATGCTGTTAATTGTAACGATGGTAGGGATGGGTCGGTGCTGCTTGTTGACTCATAAACTGCCAGAACCCTAACAACATCTGGAACATTCAAACAAATCTCTTGATCCTGAACTCTAGTTCCATATACATTACTATATGTTAAACCATCATTAAGAGTTGTAGTTCCAATACCGGATGATGCTACTATAGATCTATTAACAACCAAATTTCCAGTCTTATTGAGTTTCTTTGTCTTGGAATTTGGTTTGAGATTTTTGACCGTTGTAATTACATCCGCTGTGCCTGTTGTTTTGGACAGTCCATAGAATGTGAGAACCTTACCATTAGCAGAAAGGTTATACTTATCCCTTCTCATGGGCTCAATTGTCCCATCAGAGTATGTAATTACAAATCTATCCTCATCAAATGACTCAAAGTAAATATCCACATCTGACGAATCAATTGTGATTGACAGAGAATTGGCAGTAACACTAATATTACTATATAATCTTCTCTGAATAACCTCACCTTCCTCAACGCTGAGAGATACTATATTATTGGCATCCAGTCGGGTTAGGAGTGATGATCTAAAGGGCACAGATGGTGCCAATTTAATAATATTCTGTACGTTTCTTGTTGATGTTGGTAGAGTACCATTACAAATTCCAGTTACTGTTGTTACTCCAGTTACAGTAAATGAAGTTCCATCAGCAGAAACTGATGAGACCTTATTATAGATTGGGTCTCCAGAATATGTTGAAGATGGGTATGTAACAATATCACCAACCCTAACAATATTGGTAAATGTATTCTCAAGACCGGATGTAATTGTAGAAATATTTCCAACACCAAGAGTAACCTGGAAAGTTGTTCCTGGTTTAGCAATATAACTCTTTCTTCCAAGAACAAGGTCTGCATTAAATGTTGAAATTCCAGTTTTTCCATATACAGACTTAATATCAGAAATATTGTAGTCGGTTGAACTGGTAATTATTCTTCCATCATCAACACCATTAATAATAATCTGCTCATTATCAAGGAATGTACCACTCACATTATATAATGTGAGTTCTGTGGCTGATGATACATTACTCACCAAATAACCAGAAGACTGACTTTTCTTACCAAGAATATGTGCAGGTGTTGATAGGGTGATACTCTTACTTAAAGTGATTTTTGTATATGTCTGAACATCAATCAATCTAAGGTGAAGTCTACTTGTATCATCAACATAGTCACTTTCTGGAATAAAATCAAATACTCTTGCAACACCGATTGTGGTTCCTGTAGCAACATGTGCTGATGCACCTATTCTAGAATCCATCAAACTGAGTGTTGCTGTCGTTCCTAGACCAACAGCAGGAGATCCATATCCATTATTCAGAATGAAAAG